ACACCTGATGGCCGCCTACAACGAACTGAAACCCAAAGCCCCTGGCATCCCCGCAGTCAAGCCACCCACCCCGCCCACCACGCCTGTGGTGCCGCCGAAACCGGCGTTCTCTTACCCGTCCCAAGCGGAAATGGTCATCCAGATTTGGGAACAACTGTTCGGCCCTCGCGGTCGGGGTTGGCCCCAGCTCGGTGGCCACACCCTTGTTGATGCTGTCGCCGAACTCGAGAAGAGACTGAAGTGAAAATCGCTGGCGCGTGGGTTGGGCTCGGTCTCGGGGATTCCTCCGACGAGATCCGAAAAATCAAGTCGTTCCTGCGACACAAATTCTCGTATGCCAAAGACCTGGCCGATACCCCTGATTACGACCAGCAGATGGTCGACGTCATCTACAAGATGCAAGCCGCCTACTTTGTGCAAGGCAAGCTGGCGAAGAAACCGACCGGCATCATTGACCGGGCCACCAAAATTGCTTGCGGCTACATCGCGCCGCCACCGCCTGTCGATTCTCGGCCTGCCTTACTGACGGTATGTGGGACTGGGGTGCCGTGGTGGGTCGGACCGGACGCCGACACCGCCAGGGCTGTTGAGGACCGCTATAAATGGCAGCCCATCGGCTATCCGGCCCAACCATTCCCGATGAACCAGTCCGCTCAAGCTGGACGCCAAGAACTGTGCAACCAGTTTGAGCTGCACCGCGAACGCGTCGAAAAATATGGTGCAGCCCTGATCGGTTACAGCCAGGGCGCCATCGTCACCGCCGAATGTTGGGAATTCGACATCAAACCCGAGGGCGGCCGGCTGCACTGGGCCAAAGACCACGTCCTCAAAGCCATCACGTTCGGTAACCCGATGCGCGAAGCCGGACATGTGTGGGCCGACCCCGGAGCAGATCCCGCCCCCGTCACCTCGCACGGTATCGCCGACCAACTCCAACAGGATACCCCGGCCTGGTGGCGGAACTACGCCCACAAAGGCGACCTGTACACCGACTGCGAAGGCCAGTCCGGGGAAGACAAAACCGCCATCTACAAAATCATCATGGGAACCCGCGTCTTCAAAGGCCCAGACAACCTGCTGGCGCAATTCCTCGAGTTGGCACAAAACCCGGTACCGGAAGCCACCGGCATGTTCAAAGCCGTCATTGACGCAGGCATGTTCTTCGTCCACCAGACCGGCCCGCACATCAACTATTCACCCCAGCCCGCTATCGACTACCTACGTGCCGCCTAAAAGGATGACCATGCTGAACACACCGTTTTTCACCACGGCATTCTGGTCGGATGCGGTCACCCGCTGCATCCGCACGTTCTGCCAAACACTGGCGGCGGCCCTAGGCGGTTCAGCCCTGAACGTGTGGAACGCCTCATGGCATCAGGCAGTTGGATTAGCGGCCGGATCTGCACTGCTGGCCGTGTTGATGACCGCCGACCGCTGGACATCCGGCAGCAGCCCAGTCGTGGTTGAACCGGCCGTTGTCGACGAACCGGTCGGCTTTTTCACCCCAAATGGCGGTGGGTGCGGGGATGACCTCCGGTGAACTGGCCGGCCGATGCGTCAAATCTTCTTGACGTGTTTGACCACCTGATCGTCATCATCGGTGCCATCGTCCTGGCCGCAGTGCCAAGCTTCTTCGCAGCCCGAAACCATAAAAGCATTCAGGAAGTCAAAGCTCAGGGGGATCGCACCCTGGCTCAAGTTCAGAATGCCCATACGACCAACCTTAGAGATGACGTCGATAGGGCCATCAACGCCGTTGAACAACTCGCCCATGATTTTCGTGGGCTAAGGACCGACTTAGCCACCGAGGAAGACCGCCGCCGCCAGCAGATCGCCGAGCTGCGCGACGACGTGGAACGCCAACTCAAAAAGGGTTAGGCACCAACCAAGGAGGACGAATGTCCCTCGCAAACCGTCTCGCCGCGGTAATCCCGGCCCGAAGCAACAAAGGGTGCGTTACATGCGCCTATCTGAAAGACCTTCCACCGAAAGACATGGAAGCGTGGAACGCTTGGATACGTGACGGCGGCTCACTGACTCAACTGTGGGAAGTGGCCGTCGCCGACCCCGACCGACCGCTGAAAGTGTCCATCACCGGTCTACGTCACCACATCCGAGCCCACCACACAGCGACATGAGCTTGGCCGACCGGTTAACGGTCATGCGTGACGGCGTCCGCAACAAAATCCTCATCCTCGATGTGGAACGACTCCCCGGAATCACCACCCAATACTGGTGGGACCGCGGCGACCTCAAAAACCGGTACATCCACTACGAAACCGTAGAACGACATCCCCGCACCACCATCGTGTGCGCCAAATGGTACGACCAACCAGAAGTCATTGAACTGGCTGAGTGGGATGCCGGCGGGCGCAAAAAGTTCCTGAAAAACGTTCACCGCCTCATGGCTGAGGCCGACATCATCGTCGGCCACAACTTGGACCAGGCCGACGTGCCGTGGCTGGCCGGTGACCTGTTCATCGAGGGCGGCCTGCCACCCCTGCCGCCATTCAAAACCGTGGACACCCTCAAAGTTTTACGGAAGCAATTCAAGTCCGGGGCACCGTTCAAATCCTTGGACGCTTTCTGCCAGATAGCCGGCATACCAGCCAAGACAGACCGCTATAACCGAGAAGCAATGGAACGGGCCGTCAACAAATCGGTGGAAGACCGAGAACGCCTCGTCGCCTACTGTTCCGGCGACGTCATCGCCACCCAAGGCCTCTACGACTTCCTGCGCCCCTTCATCAACAACCATCCCGCACTATTCGTCGACGGCAAAGACTCCCTCACCACCTGCCATCGCTGCGGAAACGATACCAAACCCATCCCCAGGCGCTACGTCGCCAACGTCCTCACCTACGCCATGCGCCGATGCACAGTCTGCGGCGGCCATTCCCGAATCAGCATCGAGCCCGAACGCCTCAGCATCGTCAGGTCCGTCTAGGGGGCACTGTGAAACACGCCGACATCGCCTGGCTCGCCCTCGCCGCCGGCATCATCATCTATGAAGCAGCCGCCCCAGCCGACCAACTGCTATCCCAGGCAGTCGACCGCTACCGGGCCCGCCACCCCTTCATCACCAACGGCGTCATCTTCTACATCGCCATGCACCTACTCAGGCAATGGCCCCGGCGGATAGATCCACTCCACCAAGTCGCGGTCAGGCTCAACAAATGACTCCCGTCGACCGGCTCAGGGCCGCCATCCAACGCCTACTCAACGACGAAGGCGACAACTGGGTGTTAGGACAGTTCGTCCTGGCCCTCGGCCTCGAGAAAATGAACTCCGAAGGGGCTATCGAATCAACCGCTTGGGTGTGGGCGCCGAAAGACCAACCCGACTGGATCACCGACGGCCTTCTCCGGGCCGCTTCCGAGCTGCGCGAGGACGCAGACATCGACACCGACTAGTACCAAAAACTTGTACCGGAAACGGTACGACTAGGGGCCGTGACTGGTTCTACATCGCGTCGAAATCCGCACGGCGGAACCGCGATGGACGTGCGTTCGAATCGCACCGGCTCCACTAAATGACGTTTGCTGACATCAGAACTCCCACCTTCGGGTGGGGCCTTTTTTGCGTTCAGCCCAGCATCTCAAGCGCGGCCCGCTGTCGGGTATCGGTAGCCGCCACGTAGATCGCCGTCGTCGACAACTGCGAATGCCGCGCTAATTCCTGCACCACCCGCAGATCCGCGCCCCGCTCGACCAGCTCGGTGCAAAAATAGTGGCGCAACGAGTGAGCGGTACCGGATACCCGACAGCGGATCATGTGCAACCGGATTCGCTGCGACACCGTTTTGCCGCCCAGGTGGGTGCCGCGTTGCGACGGGAACCAATACCCCCCGCGCGGCATTTTCCGGGAGTAGGCCAACACCCGGCGGTGGATCGGAACGACATATTCGTGACCGCCTTTACCGCGAACCCGCAGCGTTTTGGCGTCGTGGTTGATGAGGCTGCTGTGCATCCGCGCTATCTCCGACACCCTGAGCCCTTGGTAGCCGCCGAGCAGCAGCATGGCTGTCAGGTCGTCGTCGGGGGATTCGGTGAGTAGCCGCCGAAACGATGGATCGGAGATCGGGCGGGGTGCCCGTTTGGGGCGTTTCGCCGCCCTGATCTGTTCCATGGGGTTGTCGTGCCGCAAACCGGTGAGGGTTGTCCATTTGAAGAACGCGCTGAGCGTGGAGTGCCATGCGGCCCGGGTGCCGTGTGTCACGTCGCCGTGACTGATCCATTCCGCGAGTTGGAACTGGTCGGCGGCCAGGGCGGGGCAGCGCAGGTCGGTTTCAATTCTGGTGAGTGTGCGGATGCGTTCAGCGATGGTCCGTTTGGACAGGCCGGCGGCAATCATGTGGGATCGCCATTGATTCAGTGTGGATGATGATAGTGCCATGATGGAATGTAGTTTTGAAAACGTTGTGTCATGCTGCTTTTTGGTCAATAGGTGCTGGTCGGCAGCGGCGCTTGTAAGCGGAAGGTCGTCGGTTCAATCCCGACAGGGGGCTCTCATAGGGGATGGCGGCGAGGCGCTCGCCGCCACCAGTCGGATTGTTGTCGGGTGGGGTTCCTTCGATCAACCATCGCGGTGACACCCCGCACATCACCGCAATCTCGTTGAGGATGAACTTTTTGGGTGGCGCGCCTTTGCCGTTGCACCACCGTGAGACCGTTTCGCGGCTCACTTCGAACTTTTCCATGAGCTGGCTGTGCTTTACCTGGCCGTATGCGATGGACATTTGTATCCGCCACGGCAGTGTCAGCGGTGGCACGCGGTCGTAATCGTGCTGAATTGTCATGCCCTAATTATGTGACGGATGACCGACATTAGTCAACCGAGAGCCGAGGCCGACACGCGCTATCTGTCCGACACTTGACACATAATGACGCAATGCGTCATAGTTCCACCATGCCAAACAGCGTCACCGACGATCTGCTCACCGCGACCCAAGTTGGCAACCTAATTGGACGTTCCGGCCGAACCGTCATCCGCATGGCAGAAGCAGGAAAAATTGCCATCGCCGCCAAACTCCCCGGCCCCAACGGCGCGCACCTATTCCGCAAAACCGATGTCGATGCGCTCCTCAAGGCCACAGCATGATCAGGCTGCTCGGCTACATCGCAGACAAAGTGATGAACTCTTACGCGCCCGTAGTAGCTCAACGCAGCTTCGAGGCGATAGACACCCGCAATTGGTTGGCTGACGTTGAAGCCGACCACGATTCATGGCAGCCCGACGAACTATGGGCCGCCCATTTCAAACTCGCCGACCCCGCAACCCCCCTCGCGGGTGTGTCGGCGACGCCCACCGCCGCTGAAGCCAGCGCAACTGCCGGCGGCGGTGGGCACCTCCCAATCCACGACGAACTCATCGAAGAACTCGTCCAGGAATACCGCCAAAAACTTTACGACTGGTTTCGCCCATAAAAAGTGCCCCGGTCTGCGTGAACAGCCGGGGCAGAACACCGGAAGGAAGGTTCCAAATGTCCCTACCCACTATATCCAATGTCCGAAAAACGACGGTCAAGGCATTCAGCCTGGGCATCGTCACGGGCGGGTTCATCGCGGCCGGCACTATCGCCGCATTCCCGGCCAAAGCCAGCCCCGACACAGTCCTGGAGCAGATCGCCATTCAGGAAGAGCCCTACATCTGCAACACCATGTCGTTGCGGCCCTCGGTTTCCACACTGGTCAAAATCATGGGCACCGTGCAGTCCACGGAATCCCTGACTGACCGAGACACCGGCACCGTCGTCGCAATGGCCATCATGGACGGCTGCGACCAGTTCATGCCCGTCATCAAACGGTTCATCGCCATGTACTCCCCGGAGGGGTCCGCATGACCGTCGACGACTTGCCGTTGATTACATTCCGGCCGGCCTGGACTGATGACGATGTCCGCTTCCATTCCGACATCACCTATTTGAAAGCCCTGCGCCACGAAATCACCACGATGGCGGGCGAAATCAAGTTCGCCAATCCGCTCCCTATAACGCTTTCCGACGAGCTGACCCGCTACGAGCAGATGGTGGAGACCAATTTCAATTATTTCCTCAACATGGCAAAGCAGGTTCGCTGGT